CAAGTTACCCATCAGGCCCTGAGACAGCATAATATCGAGTTGATGGACCGGCAGGTTAGAGGTCTGCTCTCCACGCCAAAAACGAGGTTGAACAAAGCTGCGGTACATGTGCTCTAAAGTGTCCTCGGCGGACAGGGTGTCGGCTTTCTTGAGGGTCTTGCGGACGTTGTGCAGGCCCTTTACTTCCCAAATCTCTTCGTCTTTCTCTTGCAGGTTAGACGCGTCGATGTTGTTCAGATCGTAAGTATGGGGCGTCAGCTCCAAAAACTCCTCAATGCCACGCAGCACTTCTTCGGGCTTGTTTACTAGGTCTTCGTATTCGACGTAGTGTATGCACTCTTGCGAGAAGTTATGGGCACCTAGCAGGGTTTGATAGGACTGCTTTACGTGGTCCACAAGATCAGAGGTACGCAGGAACTCAGTTAGGTTGTCAGGCTTTGCCACGCGCACCATAGAGGCCACGCAGTCTTCGACGTTACGTACGGTAGCAATAATCTTAGGCTTATACCCAAGCACGTTGTACATAGTAGGCATGTTAACTTCAGAGGCCCAACCGCGCGCTTTGTCGAGGATCACGGGCTTGTCTGCGTCGGCGTACTTGGTTTCGCAAATAGATTTTAGTATCCGCTGTATTTCTTTTTCCTGCGCCGTTGTGTCTTGCGTACTGGACTTCTGGCTAAGAGAATCGGCCCACGCCTTTAACGTGCCCACGAGCATATCCAACAAACCCGAAGTAGCCGTGGTGTGCATCTCGGGGTGTTGCTGTAGTAACGCCGCCAGTACCGTAGAACCGGAGCGGGGTAGACCTGATAGGAAGTATATTTTTTTCATTATACGCCGGTTCTGCCTTCAAGAATGGCTAAAAAACCGCCACTGCTTTGGTTCTGAGATACAATTGTACCCCAGTTCGTTAAGCTACCTACTTGGACGGGAGAATCAAGATTGGTTTCGTTATTATGCCCTAGCCCACCGTCATCATCCCTGCCCCAAGACCACAAAGTACCATCTGTTTTACGACAGAAGGCTCCGTATTGAATGCCACTGGGTTGACTCCAATTAGTTAACGATCCTACTTGAACCGGAGAGGACTTATCTATTTGGTCACCGTGACCCGTGGCGCCCGACGCGCCATTCCCCCATGACCACAAAGTGTTGTCTGTTTTAACACAGAACGAAGCCTCTCTAGAACAGGCGGGTTTTGCCCAGTTTGTCAAAGCGCCCACCTGCACCGGGGACGAGCGATAAATTACATCCCCTAGACCAAGTTGACCACCTGAAAAATAATTTTCTCCCCAAGCCCAAAGAGTGTTGTCTGTTTTTACAGCTAATCTAAAAACACGTCCGCTAACCACTTCGCTCCAGTTTGTCAAAGCGCCGACTTGAGTAGGGCTGCTAACCGTCAGTCTGCTATTTAACCCTAACTGCCCTGCGTCATTACGTCCCCACACCCATAAGGTCCCGTCTGTTTTTATTGCAGCACAATCATACCAACCCGCGCTAACTTTAGACCAAGTAGTTAAAGAACCTACTTGTACAGGAGAGGAACAATGTATGCCATTTGTGTTAAGTCCAAGCCTTCCGTTGTAGTCAGCCCCAAACGCCCACAACGTCCCATCTGTTTTTATTGCGTAAGAACTTTCTGTACTAGCGGTTACCGTATTCCAATTCGTTAACGCCCCAACTTGAACCGGAGAAGATTGGGATACGACATCGCCCTGACCAAGTTGACCTAAGCTGTTCGAACCCCACGCATATAATTTGCCATCCGTTGTCGTAGCTAAAGTTTGTTGTTCCCCCCGAGCTATATCCGACCATGTATTTAAAGTTCCTACTTGAACCGGAGAAGACAAATTAATGACACTGTTTTGACCAAGTTGACCTAAGCTGTTCGAACCCCACGCATATAGTGAATTTGTTATTAACCCCGTCCACGTACCAGCGGCGCGAGCTTGCATCTGTTGGGTCATGGTCCACTGACCGGAGTATCTAGGCATTATGTAACTCCTTCTATTCCAAAAGCTGAGCCATTATGACTCATAGCTACCTGCACCCAATTTGTTTCAGACCCTTGTTGTACAGGAGAGCTGTAGTTTGTTGTGTTGTTAAGGCCCAATACTCCAGAAACATTGTAGCCCCATACCCACAAAGTACCGTCGGTTTTTATCGCCATGCCTCTTTCTCTACTGGCCGCAGTGTTTGACCAATTAGTTAGAGCGCCTACTTGAACGGGAGAAGACCGACTTATTTTATCCCCCTGTCCTAAGCCGCCGAAAGCTAAGTTATACCCCCAAGACCACAAAGTTCCGTCAGTTTTTACAGCAATCGTTAATTGTCTGGTGCTAGAGTTGGAATAAGAACTTGCTACCGCGCTCCAATCTGTATCAGCGCCTACTTGAGTTGGGGAAGACTTGTTAATTAAATCGTTATGCCCTAACACCCCCGCATCGTTTCTTCCCCAAGACCATAAAGTTCCGTTTGTTTTTATTGCAAAAGAAACGTAGGTGCCAGTTGCTATCGTGCTCCAATCTGTATCAGTGCCTATTTGAACAGGAGAGGAGTAAGTAATTGTGTTGTTCTGTCCTAAAGTACCAAGGCCCCCATTTCCCCAAGCGTAAAGCTCACCCGTGGTCTTTAGGGCTAAACGAGACTGCCCCGAGTGCATACTTTTTGCCGTGCTCCAATCTGTATCAGTGCCTATCTGAACGGGGGAAGACCTATTAATTTCGTTGTTTAGCCCTAATCTTCCTTGGCTACCCTCTCCCCAAGACCATATAGTCCCGTCCGTTTTAACGGCAGTGCTACTGTTCTTTCCTACTCCAATATTACTCCAGTTAGTCAGCGCCCCCACTTGTATAGGGGAAGATTTGTCTTGGGTGGTAGTATTATTAGCTAAAGCGCCGTAATCACTTCCTCCCCATATCCACAACGTGTTATCTGTTTTTACAGCCGCGCCATTGTTGCTGTAAGCTAACGAAACGCTCATCCAAGTAGACAGCGCCCCAACTTGCGTAGGAGAAGAATTTACTGTTGCATTATTTTGAGCGCTAAGGCCATAAGTTGCTATTCCTTGAGAGTACAGCTCTCCCCCGGAGTAAACGTTTGCACTAGTGTTATAGCCCGAAAACTGGCCGGGGCCATATTCGCTAAACGCTTGCCCAGCAAAAGATGTAGTTCCGCCGGGGGAAATAGCGATAGAAACTACGCCAGCGCTTGATGCCGTAGCAGTTGTTATTGACCCATCTGATTTTTGTGCAGTAACAACATAAGAAGATATCGTTCCTTCTCCAGCATCATCAGGCGCTGTTACAGTAACCTCTGCCGTTGCTATACCACCCGTCGCACTTAAAGAGGGGGCGTCCGGGGCCTTTAATTGCTGGAAAGCAGAAATAGACCCGCCACTATATCGTCTACTCATCAGACTACTCCTTACGAGCTAGAGATGACTTCGTAGCTGATTGTGTAGGAAATTCCACTGGCTGTTCCGCTAGTTACCACAATAGAATGGTCTTCTTCGAGGTAGATCGCAGTAGTCTTGTCGGCAACAATTAACGACGCGTCCGCAGGGACAGACACCGTAGAGGCGATAGGATAGCTAGTACCCGAACCCGCCGCAGCCGTGTTAATCGCTACAGTCGTGTCAACAGCACTAGAGCCATTGACGTTAGCCGCTACGATTTGGTTGATTTTAAGCACATTACCGCTTGAGGCGGCGTTAGCCAGAAGTACGGCTGCGCTTGTATCTGAGGGGGCGGCATACGCCGTTTCTCCCAGAATGCTTGTTACTGCTACTATATTGGGGTTAGCCATTTACCTTCTCCTAGAATCCCATGACCATCGCAAGTGCGATTGAAAGTCCTGCTGATATGCCACTGGCCGCAGGAGTCGTTGACTGCCACGTTGTGCCGTTTGATGTGAGTATATTGCCCGAAGTGCCGGGAGCCACCGTTTGTACCGCAGAGGTGCCGTTACCAAGGACCACGTTGTTAGCTGTGATGGTCGTAGTCCCAGTACCGCCGTTGGCGACGGGGAGTGTGCCTGTAACGCCCGTTTCTAAATTAACTGTGCCCGCACTTGGGTTAGCATTAAGAACCGCAGCTCCTGCGCCCGCACCGTCTGTGACGATCATGACCTTAGAGCCACTAGCCACGTCTACCGTAGCGCCTGAACCCTGCTTGATCGTGATGATCTGACTGCCAGTAGTAGCGTTCTCGATCAGCCACACTTTAGAGATGGTGTTTGGACCAAGCGTCACTTCACGTGTAGCGGTTAACGATGCAGCCGAGGTAATCTTTAAATAGAACCCGCGAGTCGCGTCTGCCGTAGCATCAGGCATGGTAAAGGTTTCGTTGGCGTCTGCCGCCATGTCCTTTGTGCCGTAGCTAAAACCGTCGGTAATCAGCTCAAGGTTAGTATTGGTACTGGTTCCCCAAGTGCCGTCCTCATCGCCGGTTGTAATCTCTTTTAACCGGAGGTTGTTTACATAAGTAGCCATCGTTTATCTCCAGTCTTAAACTAGTGTGCTGCCACCGGCAGCAGGGATTGTGGTTGCGTAAATCTTTGTATTCTGACGCAAATTTAGGGTCTCGCCACAGTCAGCACAAGTATCGGCTGATAGCTCCGTTTCGTCAAGATCGTATCCACAATGGGAGCAGACTACTTCGATCTCGTGCTTAGGGTCTATTGCGTCACCGACTGTTTTCGCTGCGTTTACTTTAATCATGCTGCTATTTCCGTCCAATTTGGTGTTTGGCTGTCGTCTACTTCAACCCAGTTTGCGTTCTGATTCGGTACAATCTCGCTCCAAACCAGTACTGTTCCAACCTGTCCTGTGGCCTGTACGCCAATGGCGTATACCTTCGCCCCTGCGGTTTCAGTTGTCTCGCCTAGTGCTGTAGTGCCCTGTACGCCGGTAACATCGACGTTTTGCTGCAATAGGACCGTAATGTTGCCAAGGGTAGCAGTGGCTTCTAGCCCTGTAGCGTCGAGAGAAGAATCTCCAATAACGCTCGCATCGCCTGCAACACCCGTGGCTTCTACACCAACAGCAAAAACATTGACCTGCGTTATCGGCCCGGCAACACCTAAAGCGGTAGTTCCTACAACGCCCGTTACTGCTACTATAGCGGCAGCATTAACTTCTACCGTACCGACTTCGCCTGTGGCTGCGTTACCGAGAGCTTCTATCGCTCCATCGGCCTCTACTGCTATGTTGCCTAGGGCTACGGCTGCCTGTACGCCATTGACGTATACCCCTACGCCTTCTTGGACTTCAACCGAGCCTACTGCGCCTGTAGCAGAAAGACCTAATCCCTCGCCCCACGCACCTTGGCCCCAGACTCCGCGACCCCAACCACCTAGATAAACAGTAGCGTCCCAGACCGTATAAGCCGCAACGCCCGTGGCGCTAACCCCAGTAACCGATACGCTTTGGCTAATTTGCGCTACAGCCGTTCCTAGAGCAGTCGTTCCTACAACACCTGTAACGCTAACAACGGCGTTACCTACAACACCTACGGTCCCTAGTTCACCTGTAGCAATCGGCAGGGCATTACCTTCGCCCCACGAATCTGTACCCCAAGTGCTAAATCCCCAACCGGAGAGTGGGACCGTAACATCAGCCATCTACTAGGCAATCCGAATGATCGCATTACTCGCGTCAGCCGCAGGGAAGACAATAGTAAAGTCACCCGCAGTCGAGGTCTTGTCCGCACCAAAATCTAGTACCGCAACAGCAGGGTTAGTGCCGCCGTTAGCCAAGTAAATCAGTGCGCCACGGGCAGTAATAGTCGCTGTAGACCACGTAGTATCCGCAAAGTCCAAGAACGCTGTAGTGCCGCTCGAAGCAGGGTTTGCAGAGATGGTCAGCGTATTGCCGCCTGCCACATAGCCCGTTCCGGCCACTTCATTAGTTGTTGCGTACGCAGTAGTAGCCGCATCAAGAGAAGCTGCTGAAGTAAACAGAGCGATCTTAAATACCTGTGCCGTGCCACTGCTGAAATCAAAGTCGCCATCAAGAATTTGAACTTTGAATGATGTTGCCATAGCCTGTGTAATAGCCATTTTACTTTCCTCTTAAATTACCTTGGGTCTATTCTGAGTTGACCAGAACGATACATATCTTCGCGCAACTTGCCGTCGCCTAGATTCTTGAGTAACGCAATAGCGTCGATGTACATCTTTTGGTACAGGGCAACCATATCCGGCTCACCCTTAATAAAACGTATCGCCTCGACCAAAGCGCCGTTAAGCAGAGCAGAGTCAAACTCAGTACCAAGCCACGTAGTTCCGGCAGTAACAATAGACTCGGGGTAATAACCGTAGTGCAGCTCAACCTCGTACCCTGCGTCTGGCGTGGGGCCTATAATAAACGCCCTGTCATCAAAGACTCCGTAGTGCGCTGGAGCGCCCGTACTTGTTGGGCCGGGGTAAGCTTCCCTAATAAAGTTAACGTCCTTATTGAGCAAGAAGGTGTAGTTGCCCGAGCCGTCCACGTAAGCCAAAGAGAAGGGGTAAAGGAAGTCCGTGGGGTACACCAAATACTTGTTGCCCGTTGTCAGGTTGCCCGTCTGGTTACGACGAAGCGCAGGAATCTGAACAGTGTTGTATATCTTCTGTTCGGCCTGATCGGTAAACATAGCAAGCTGCTCGTCCGTAAACGTCTGCTCACAGATGTCTTGAATGTTAGTCTTCAGCTCGGTGTAATTCACCTACTGCTCCTTAACCCATTGGCCCACGGGCCATTGTACCCTTGGTCGCCGCACCCACGCCACGTACTTTAACACCGCTAGTCTTCATGTCTTTAGGCGGTTGGTTGCAGCAGTCAGCTACTTTGTACATAACCGGCTCATTCGGGAACTCGATTACCTTGGGTACTTTTACGTTTGATCGTGACTTCATTTTCATTTCTGTCTCCTAGCTTGTAGTTACAGTAACTTGACCTACTGCGCCTGTAGCCTCTAAATTGTCTGGTGTAAGTCCAAAAGGATCGTTTAGCCCTACTGGGTCCCATCCCCATTGAATATCCCTACTTGCTACTAATTCTGCTGAGTCTGGTCTTGGGTTACGTATAGCTTGCGGGTCCTCCACTGGAACCGTACCTAGCATAAGCTGTGGCTGATCTGGGTTCCAACACTCAGGACAAGCCCTAATGTTAGTTTTATTCCCCTTAACAATCAGCTCTTTAAGCTGCCGTAACTTGTATTGAAAACCACACACATCGCATATTGCGATTGCTTTTTGCCCAGACGCATACGTGTAGCTCATGTCTACCTCACGCCATGTATACGGGGCACCAAGCTAAGCGTAGCTTTTTCGCGGTCTTCGCCCGCTGCTAACTCAAACTGTCGCTCGTATTCAGCCTGTAGCATAGGAATACGGGGCATTAACTCAGGGTCTTTCTGCGCTATGTAATACGCAAGCCCTGCAACGAGGCAGGGCAAGAAACGGAAGTTAACGTCGGCGGTATTAACCCCTGTCCCAGAATCTTGTATACGGCGCATCCGCCAGTACTTAAGTATGTAAAACGGTGCAAGTGCAGTGCCTTGGTCTGGCACAGGCCACACAGTAACCGAGGGG